CATCCTCGACTGGTGTTTCTCACACCTCACTGACGATGTGATTCGTAAGATGATTCCGGAACCCACTTCTCCTCTTGACAACCTCCGAATCATCGACACACTCGTCGCCAACCCTCAACACCCTGATTGTCCCCCAATCACAAGACAAACAGCCGCAAATCTCCCCTGGAAACACGTGCGTCTCCCACACGCTGCCGGCACAAGCCATAAGTACACCATTTTGGTTTGTGAGAAGCATACTTCCGGCGGTTGCTATCTTTCTCAAGAAGATTGCAAACCTTCCTACCACCCCGAATTCATCGACGTTTTTGAGGCGATGATGGAGACCTGCGCAAAGGACGAAATGCCCGAGCTCTTTTGGAACTTCTTCTTGAAAGATGAATGTCTTCCACTTGAGAAGCTCGTTGCGCGCCTAATTCTAGGCGCCCCTGCGCACTTGCAAGTTGCTTTTATGCTTGCTTTCGGTCCCGTCTTGTCTGGCATTGTTCCCCATGCCCACGACCCCGATCATTGGATTCGTGTTGGTGTTGCTTGCGGCTCTAAGAGGTGGTGCGACGTTTTGGCACAGCTCATTGTCAAATACCCCCACCTAATCCAAGGAGACCATAAATGGTGGGACTTTTGTCACACCGCCTTGGATCACGAGCTCGCTCGTCACGACATTCTCCGGGCCATTCACATTTACTTCCCCGAATCTGATTCCCCGAGAAGACAAATTATCCGTCGCCGACTTCTTGAAGTTATTCAAGACCCCAACGTCTCTGTCGCCCGGATATTGATCGAGTTCGCCAACATCCTCCCCACTGGCAACCCGATCTGCGCTTCCTACAATAGCATCATCAATTGCAACCAAATTTACCTTGCTTTTTGTTTCACGTTCACTGATGAACACAAGAGGCTTTTTGGAAAGAAGAGCGAGTTACCTGAAGGTATGACCCACCTTCAGCTTTTCTGTCAACTCTACTCGCTCCATGTATATGGTGATGACTTTGCTCTTTTGGCCACTGAAAAGGCACGTTCTTACATTCTCACGTGCACTCATCTGGCCATCATCAAAAGCGCTCTCTTCGGAACGGACCTTACTAGTCCTGATAAACACACCCCTCTTCCTGAGTGGTACCGTTCCGATGAGTGGTCGTTCCTCAAGCGGTTTATCCTTCAAACTCCCGCTGGTGGTTCCTTCTCTTCCACTATCTCAAACCCGCTTGAGTTGGACTCGCTCACCCGTCCATTTGATTTCACTTTCGACCCTTCCCCTACTGGGATGATAAGTGTTCTCACGAACGCCCTATATGAACTCTTCGCCTATGGCGACCTCGCATTTGAAGAGTCACGAAAGACCTTTGTCGCCTATCTTGAGGAGAGAAATGTCATAAATGCAGACCAACTCCTTCCGACGCTTGAAAAAGCGGTCGAATCAACAAAGACCGCTGGCCCTATGCGTTGGAAATATGACTATCTCACCCACATTTCTGGTGGTGTCGCTCACCCTCAAATGGCTGCCGTTCAAGCCAAAGCGATTCCCACCCCTGAACCCTCTGATGGTGTCGTGTCCACAATGACCACCGTCGCAGAGACTGAGCCCATCATCGAGGTCGAATCTCATGACCTTGAAGATGAATCCGGCAAGCAC